CGTTTGGTTTCGGAAGTAAGAGGTTGGTCCATTACATATGATGCACCACCATCGGGGCTCGTCTGAATACCCTTGGAGTCAAGGTAGAGATACTTGGTAGCAAGAACTTGAAACGTGGCTCGGTCGATCCTGTTCGGGGTAAACCCTGCCAAATTCCTGAAACTCTGCAACGTGGTTGGTAAGTATTCGCTTCCATGTTTCTGGTCCCAAAAGTCGGTCAAATGCCTCTTCTGGCGAATGAAGTCGATCCTGATACGAGTGTCTTTCACAATACCAGAAAACTTAAAGTCAAATGTGGCATAGTTGAGACGCATCATAGGACCGTTGGCCCTGTTGTAAACGTCGTCGTCCTGGTAGTCACCCAACGGAGCACCTTCGCCCTGATAGGGCTCGAACTTGTAACCTGAACGAATGACTGCGTTGGTACCGTCTTCCAAAGTATAGAGAAGTGGTCCATGTATGCCGCTGTTCGGGTCATTGACATGGAAAATCAAGGGATGGTCCCTGACGACGGTGAGGTCTCCAGTTCCAGTGAGGATGGAGGTGTGAGATTGGTAGGAACCCCACTGGTTCGTCTGGAGTTTGCGAATAAGCTGAGTATTCTTTCGAATCTGCCGCTTGTTCGTGGTCGGTTTTGCACGAGCCTTTGCAAACTTGACCGCACGGTTGGACTTCTGACGCTTATAATAAGCAGTCCGAGCAGGATAAGTCCTTCGATAAGACTTGACAGAAGTTCGTCGGACATAGGCCATAGCGGTCGTTGGTGTTCGGAGTTGATAATATATGGGTACCTAAAAAAAATCTCGACCGACGAGATTTTAGGCACCTTCGAACGACCAAATTTTTTTCCCCCCCTAATGGTCAAAAAGGTCAAATCTGGGGGTAATACTAAACCCCAGAATTTGACCACTCAACACTACCAAAAAATAAAAAATAATAATAAATGTCAGAAAAAAAGAGGCCATCAGTAGGAAAGAAATGGTGTTTCACACTTAACAACTGGTGTGAAGAACACTTGGTCAAAATGGTCAAAGATTTTGAGGTCTTCGGCCTTGAGTACATCATCGGTGAAGAGGTCGGTGAGTCCGGCACGCCCCACTTACAGGGGGCCGTTTTTGGGGAAAAGTATTTCCGACCGATGGAAGCATTCAAATGGGAGTTCAAACCCCATTGGGAGAAATGCAAAGGGAACAAGGAACAGAACGTGGCATACTGTAAGAAGCAAGGGACCTTCCATACAAACATGAAAGTCCCAAAGCCATTGTTCTGCCCTGAAATATACGGGTGGCAGCTCGAAGCTGCATCCCTAATCTCATCGGAACCGGATCCAAGTGATAGAACGATTCACTGGTGGTGGGAGCCTTATGGAGGAGTAGGAAAATCGGACCTTGTCCGTTGGTTGGTAATCAAAAAGAATGCAATCGTGTGTGCCGGCAAGGCTGCCGACATGAAACACATGATCGTGGCCCACACGGAACAGAACAACGGTGTATGGCCGGAGTTGATAGTCTTCGACGTGCCACGAAGTCAAGAGGGGTACCTCTCATACACAGGGATCGAGGAGATCAAAAACGGTATCTTTGCCTCCTCCAAATATGAATCATCTATGTTTAAGATGAACCGGCCGCACGTGATGGTGTTTGCAAATTTCGAACCTACGCCGGGGAGAGACATGTCAGCAGACCGCTTCCGCATAGTTCGAATTAACGACAGGAGGGACATAATGGATTTCGTTATTGATGCATGAGATGGGGGAGACCCCCAAACCCCCCCTTTCAGGGGAATGATATGGGGGGGTACCCCCCAAACCCCCTTTTTTTTAGGGTTAGGGTTAGGGTTAGGGTTAGGGTTAGGGTTAGGGTTAGGGTTAGGGTTAGGGTTAGTGACCCGTTGTACGCCAAGTAGGCGGTTGTCTTCATTACGATTGCTGGTCTTGCCACGTCATCTTTCTAATGAGCTCGACTGAAATGTGTCCCGTGCCTGTAAAAGCATCGGTCCACGATCGTGTGTCATCACATGATATGATGCACCAAATGTTGGACAAGGGGTTCAAGTTGTTGTACTTGTACGGTCCCCTATTATTATCATTCCATGGAGTCTCAATGCCACCATGGGTGAAGTTATCCGCACCGGTCGACTGTGCGATAGTACTATGAAGCTGCTTGTACACGCGGTTAAGTTTCAAAGAAACTCGGCACCGTTTGGTTTCGGAAGTAAGAGGTTGGTCCATTACATATGATGCACCACCATCGGGGCTCGTCTGAATACCCTTGGAGTCAAGGTAGAGATACTTGGTAGCAAGAACTTGAAACGTGGCTCGG